AGCCTGACCAGCACAATCTGCGCCAAGCCTATCGTCAGATGTATGTCGAGATGGGTATCGACGAAGAAAAGATTGAAATGCTGTTGCTTCCTGAACAGGCGAAGCCGAAGCCACTGGATCCTCTGTCTGAAAACCAGAACGCCCTGACAGGCAAGCCATTGGTGGCCGGCGCGTATCAAGATCACGATGCGCACATCGCGGCTCACGCTCCGATTGCTGAAGAGAACCCCGCTCTTCAGGCGCATATCAATGAGCACTTAGCTCTGAAGATGCGCTTGCAGGTTGAGCAAATTATCGGTCAGCCACTTCCACCTCCCGGTCAACCGATGCCACCAGAGATTGAAAATCAACTGGCGGTTATGGTGGCGCAGGCTATGCAACAGCTTGCTCCGTCCTATAAGGCTCAGCCTCCGGGCCCAGATCCTATGCTTCAGGTGGAGCAGATGAAGATTCAGCAGCGCGATGCTGACAGTAAACTTGATGCCCAAGTCGAAATGACGAAGGCACAAATAGAAGCACAGACTGACGCGGAAGACCGTGCTTCGAGAGAGCGGATTGCAGCAATGAAGCTGGAGTCCGAGGCCCTGCGTAATAATGGAGGTTTTCAATGAAGATGACTGACTTGCGGGCCAAAGCCCGCGCAATTTTCGGCCCAGCAATCGCTGAGCCTATGCCTAAGCAACCCAATGGCGCGAAGGCGCTTCAGGAGCGTGCAAACGCCCGTCCGATCCCGACCTATAAGGTTGGTGGCGCTGTGAAAAAGAGTACACCTCCCCAGCCTACGGCAGCTGAGCGTGAAGCTGATCGCAAGCGTCGCGAAGAGTATGCGAAGATGAAGGTGACGAAAGAACAGGGCGCAGCCATCACTCGCGGTAATCGCGCTGCTGACATTGAAGGTGGCCGTTACAAGAAGGGCGGCAAGGTTCAGACATCTGCTGACACTGCCAAGAAGCTGGCCACCGAAATGGGCGGCATGAAAAAGGGCGGCAAAGCGAAGAAGGACGGCCTCGCTGTCATGATTGCTATTGGTTCGCCGATGAAGGGCGAAAAGAAGCCAGTCAAGAAAATGGCTGGCGGCATGGCTTATGCCAAGGGCGGCATGGCGTGCGCTAAAGACGGCGGCGAGATGATGAAGCCCGTAAAGAAAGCTCAGGGCGGCGCTGGCAAGGTTCGTAAGGGCATGATGACGCCTGAAGGCCAAATCACCCACGCCATGAACAAGATGCGCGGCAAGTAACAGGGGGTCGCGACCGTGCCTGCAAGATCGAAGCGTCAGTTTCGCCTTATGAGTGCGGTCGCGAACAACCCAGCCTTTGCAAAGAAGGTTGGGATTTCGCAGAAGGTGGGCAAAGAATTCACCGCTGCAACGAAGAGCTATAAAAAACTACCGGAGAAAAAAGTTGAGCGCAGAGGAGCTAAGCCGCAGAGCGGTTGAGCGTATCAGTGAGCTGCGAGATCGCGCCACAGAATACTCTCTAAATGCACGTTTTAGGCCGTCGAGCCAAGGGGAGCGATACTCCCCAGCTTCGTCGGCGGAAGAGATTGCCCTTCAGGTTCTGGAGGGGAATGCGTTGGTGCGTGCCTATACGGCTGCAATTCAGGTCATCGCCGACGAGTATAAACGTATGATGCAGCCTGATGATGATAAAATACCGGAGCAAGAAAAAAGGAGTCATTACTAATGAACATGAGTAACATTGAACCGCATGAAGAAGAGCTTGCGAAGCAATTCATCGATGAGCAGTTTGTAGAGATGACCGGCCAACCGTTCGATATGCGGCCAGCTGGGTATCTCGTGGCTGTAAAAATTTACATCCGCCCTGAAGAGTTGAAGACGATCAAGAAGGAAGACGGCACAGAAGTGACGCTTTACCTGCCTGACACGGTTCGCGCTGAAGATAAGTTCTCCTCGGTTTCGGCCTTGGTATGCGCTGTTGGACCGGAAGCCTATCAGGGTGAGAAGTTTGAGCGTTCTGGGCCTTGGTGCAAGGTCGGAGACTGGATCTTAATCCCGCGCTACGAATCGACGATGGTTGCCTATCGTGGCGTTGCGATGGCTCTCCTGCCCGATGATCGCGTCATGGCTGTTATTACAGGTCCAGAAGATGTCGAATCCGGTAAAGCCGCTAACAATTATTAAGGAGTAGAGCATGGACGAAGAAACAGAAGTCCCAGAACTTCCGTTGACGGAAGAAGGGCCTACAGAAGACATCGACATTGAGATAACCGAAGACGATCTCGGTGAGAGCCTAGCGGATTATCAGGAAGAAGAATCCGAAGAAGAGCCTGAGGAGGAAGAAGAGCCTGAGGCAGAGGAAGAGCAAGCTGAAGAGGAAGAAGAGGAGCCTGAGGAAGAAGAGGCTCCGAAGCGCAAACGCTCACCTGACAAGCGCATAGCTGAGCTGGCCCGCAAGGCCGCTGAAGCTGAGCGCCGCGCTCAGGAAGCTGAGTCTCGCCTGCAGAATGAAGCGCAGCTGCGCCAGCAATCTGACCTTGCGATGATGACGCACTACAAAAACAACCTCATCAACGAAGCCAACTCGGTCAAGCAACAGCTTGTGGAAGCCCATTCTATGGGCGACAGTGAGCAGATCATTGAACTGCAGAGCGTTTACTACAAACTGCAGAATGATCTCGTTGGCGTTGAGAACTGGGAAGCTCAGCAAAAGGTAACGGCTCCTCAGGTGCAGCAAGAGGCGCAGCCAAAAGCTCAGTCTCAGCCTTCTCTGGAGCCTCGCACAGCTGGATGGATTCAGAAGAACGAGTGGTTCCAGCCACAGTCTCCTGAGTTTGATCCTGAGATGCACGAAGAGGCAACGCTGTATGCGCGCCGCATCGAGCGTCGGTATCGTTCTGAGGGTCGTGACGAAGAAATCGGTGGGGTTGATTACTTCACGGAAATTGACCGTCACATGCGTAAGGAATATCCTGACGCATTCTCAGCTGTATCAACCCCAAGCAAGAGAACTCCACCGATGTCTCGTGAATCTAATGTCGCCCCTGTCCAGCGTAGTGCGCCGAATCAGCAGGGCAAAAACTCTACAACCATCCGCCTCACAGCTGATCAGCGTCGCATGGCGCATCAATTGGCAGAATCAGGTGCAATTCGTAATCCGGATGGGAGCCGCATGAATAAAATTCAAGGCGAAAAATACTACGCAGTTCAGGTAAAAAAACAAAGTAAAGGAGCTTAAAAATGGCACGAGCATCAAGAATCTCGCAAAGCCGAGCAGCAGAATCACGCGAATCAGGCATGCGCAAGCGCCCTGAAACGCACTTCCAATCCAAGCTATATGTTCCAAAGGACAAGATCCCTGCGGGCATGACCTACGCTTGGGTTCGCGAATCAACCCTCAACGAACCCGATCCAGACAACATGACGGATCGCATGATCAAGGGCTGGGCTCCAGTTCCTGCGTCACGCCACCCTGAGATGGTCCCTCCTCCGCTTCCCGGCTATGAAGGCTTGGAAGTTCAGGTTATCCGTCGCGGCGGCCTAATGCTCTGCGAATGCCCAACACGGGACGTTCAAGAGCGTAACGAAGATCGCGATCTGGAAAACATTGAAACCCTGCAGGACGTGGCATGGACTGGTCAGAGCGACCCGAACCTCCCGCGCTTTGAGGACAAAGACAGCGGCGTATCGTTCGAGCGCGTCACGTCGTTTAAGGATTAACCTCCGGCCACAGTGCACTGATACGCGCTGTGGGAACTTCCCCTGCCCGGGCAACTGGGTGGGGGTTTTTTTATGCTGTTGACAATGCGCTGAATTGAGTTAATTATCGTGTCCTCGACGCAGGTCACGTATCCTGCACCTCGATGGTGGTCACGTATCCACTCCTTCGGCGGGTAGCCGTTCGATGTCGCGTCACGTATCGCGTCACCTAGCAGGCAGGTTAAAGCCGAATCATTCATTTTAGCATGGAGAAACCGTATGTCTTACGGAACGAATGCGCCTAATGGTTTTCAGCCCGTCAAGAAACTTGATGGATCTGCTTGGACTGGCGCGACAAATCCTTATCAGATTGTTACCACCTACGCGACTGCAATCTTCCGTGGCGATCCCGTCACTATTGGCACTTCCGGCTTCCTCGAAGTTGGCGTTGCTGGTTCCACCTGCGTTGGCGTCTTCTGGGGTGTTAAGTACACCGACAGCACTGGCGTTGTAAAATTCATGAACTACTGGCCGGGCAACCCGGGCGTTCTCACCGGCTCTGTCGTTGAGGCTCTCGTGATTGACGATCCGAACACAGTGTTCTCGATTCAAGAAACCAACGCTTCTGGCGCAGCTGGCACTCCGCTTGCTCTCGCTGATCGTGGCTTGAACATCAACTTCTTGTACACTGCTGGTTCGACTTCGACGGGTTCATCCGCCGTTTCGATCAACAATGCAACGGAAGCCGACACGGCTACGCTGAACTGCAAAATCCTCCAGCTCGACCCGACTCCGGGTAACGCTGTTGGCGCTTTTGCTAACTGGCTCGTCGTCCTCAACAACCACCTGTATAAGGGTGGCGTGACCGGCCTCTGATACGCCAGTAGGGAGAATTTAAAATGGCTATTAATACAACCGCAATCCGCGATCTGCTCCGGCCCGGTTTGGCCGCCGTTTTCGGCGACTATCCAATGTACCCCGGTCAGTGGTCGGAAATCTTCGAGAAGCACACATCCGATAAGGCTGTTGAAATCGAAGTCGAAGTCAAGCTGCTCGGCTTGGCTCAGATCAAGGCAGAAGGCGCTTCGACCGCTTACGGCGAAATGGGCCAACGCTATGTAACGAACTACGTAAACCGTTACACCAGCATTGGTTTCATCATCACCCGTCAGGCGATCAAAGACAACCTTTACCAATCGTCGTTCCCACTGCAGGCGAAGGCTCTTCGTCAGTCGATGGAACAGACCAAAGAAGTTCTCGGCGCATCCGTTCTGAACAACGGCTTCTCGTCGAACTTCCCAATCGGTGACGGTCAGCCTTTGTTCTCGACTCAGCACCCAATCGAAAACGGTGTTGTCGCTAACACCTTCTCGGTACAAGCTGACTTGAACGAAACGTCGCTTCAGGATGCCATCGTTGGCGTTCAGCGCTTCCGTGATGCTGCGGGCCTCCGCATCATGACGAAGCCTACGAAGCTCATCGTTCCAGCCGAACTGCAGTGGACGGCGACTCGCCTGCTCCAATCGCAGTTCCGCGTCGATACAGCAAACAACGACATTAACGCGATCTATAACAACTCGGCGGTTCCGCAGGGTCATCGCGTCAACATGTTCTTGACGGACACCAACTCTTGGTTCCTGCTCACCGACGCTCCAAACGGCTTCAAGCACTATGAGCGCGAAGCTCTCGAAACCGATGTCTACACGGACTTCGACACCGACAACCTCAAGGCGAAAGCCATTGAGCGTTATTCGTTCGGCTGCTCGAACTTCCGCGCAGGCT